TCTGGCACCGCTTCGCTCAACTACGAGGCGGCTCTCGAGCATCAGGAATAACCTGAGCCCGGAGGGGCGGTGGCATGTCGCTGCGGATCATTGGGCCACCGCCCCGGACGCTCGTTCTATTCGATGATGAGGCTCGTCCTCTTACATCGAAGGCGATCGATGACGATTACGGGCCGGCTCTGCCGGCGCTTGCTTATCGCGTCTATCCGCAGCCACTTGCGGACGATGACGTATTCGGCCTTTCGGCGAAGGCGATCGACGAGGATGCGGGCGCGCTCCCGATCGTTCTTGCGGTCAGAATCTGCCCGCAGCCGTCGACGGACGATGAATCCCGCCCGCTTCCGGGCACGGGACTGGATGACGATGGTGCCTTCGCATTCGTCGTCGTGGCGCCGCGGGCCATCGCGCTGCAGTTCTTCGGCGACGAAGAACGCGTCCCGCAGATCGCGCCGACGCTCGAGGATGATCCGTGGACGATACCGCTTGCGGTCGGCATCAGGATTGCCGCGCAACCGGGGTGCGAAGATGAGATCTACGCGGCGCCGCAGCCGCCATTCGTCGATGAAGACGCGGGCGTTTTCGTCTGCACGATTACGCCCGTTCCTCTCGATCAGCCGATCTCGGATGAAGCCTCGCTCGGGTTCGGCGCGGCGATCGATGAGGAAATATGGTCGCCGCTTGCGGGAGTTCCGTGGCGCGTCACAGCACAGCCGGCGACGGATGACGGCGATCGAGTAGTCCCGCCCGCGCCGTTTTTCGTCGAGGACGACAGCGGTACACAGTTCCTCGCCCTGCCGGTCAGGCTGGTATCGCAGCCGCTCGGTGATGACGGAGATCTGCCACAGCAGCTGCTGATCGCGCTGGATGATGATGCGGCGGCATGGCTCTACTCGATTGCGAATCGGGTCGCAGGTCAGCCGCCGAGCGATGACGGGTCGGAATTGCCGCCCCGCGGCATCACGGACGATGACGGATGGTATGCGGGGTATTCGGCGCGCGGGACCACGCAGCCGACCTGGTTCGATGCCGGGACGGAACTCGGTCCGCCCGCAGCTGTTCGATTGCTGGGCATCACGATTGATCCGGGTCCGCCGAATCGCTGGATCATCGCGGCTGATCCGAACCGATACATCATCGTTATAGACGACGATCGCAAGATCTACCCGGTGCAACTGAATGGCTGACAAGTTCTTCACGGCGCCGAGCCGCGTTAAGTTCGCGGGCGCAACGAAAGACTTCACCATTCGATGGCATCGGCAGCTGCGCAACTATTGGCTTTCCGAGCGGTATTACAACGCCGGGGATAAGGTGCGCTCGCCGAGCGTCGCCGGTCTGGCATATCAAGCAAGCGGTTCCGGTGAATCCGGCTCAATGGAGCCGAACTGGCCGCGGGCGGTCGGTGTAACGGTACTCGATGGCTCGATCACATGGACGGCGATTGCCGTCACGGGCTCGCCAGCGGTCGACACGATCAACATTAGCGCCTGGTCGCAGGTGAGCCCGCCCGATGGAACGCTCACCGTGCCGTCGACCGCGAGCACGATCGAGGAAGCGACGGCGTGGTTTGCAGGCGGGACATCGGGCAACACGTACCGCATCCGCAATGTGATCACGCTCACATCTGGGCTGATCTATCAGCTCGAATTCGATCTGGAAATTCAATGAGCCAGTACCAGCACCTATACGGCAGGCGATGGAAGGGCCTGCGTGCGGCTTTCCTGCAGAGGCACCCGTTCTGCACCTACTGCCAGGACCGGGGCATCTGGCGCATCGCAACCGTCGTTGACCATATCATCCCGCACCAAGGCGACCTCGAGCTCTTCTATGCGCAGTCGAACTGGCAGCCGCTGTGCAAGCGCTGCCACGACAGCGTGAAGCAGCGAGAGGAAGCCACGGGTAGGCGCGAGGGATGTGATGTGAACGGCGTTCCGATCGATCCTAACCATCACTGGCGCAACGCCGGGTAATTCAAACGACGAGGCCGACGGCGTAACCAGCGCCAGCCGGCCTCTAACCATCTCGACCTGACTAGGAGGCCGGAAATGGCTGACGGGCATTCTATTGCCTGCGCTGAGCATTGTGTGGGCTGCGGCGCCTTATCGGAACCTATGAGCCAAGCGCGCCGGAGTTGGATCACGTCGTGCCGCTGGGTCGTGGTGGAGACCATGTCGAGAGCAACACGCAGTTGTTGTGTCGCGCATGCAATCACGATAAGGGCGATGCGATTGAGACGGTCGAATTGCTAGAGCGCCTGTGCGCGAACCGCGCTAACGGAATCAATGGCTTAGGGGGAAGGCGGGTAAATCTCTACTCCCTGCGGCCGGACATCGGCCGTGCCCATTTTTCACCATAAACGGCAACAACGGAAATGGAAGGATCAGGACGAAAAAGTGTTGCCGCGCTCTCCGTTGTGGCGCTCGTGCCTGGGAAACCTCCGGAGCCGCCGGAGTCGCTTGAGTCAGCGGCCGCAGAAGTATGGCGGCGGGTCGTAGCAACCAAGCCTCACGACTGGTTCAGCGCAGACACATTCCCGCTGCTTGCCGAGTACTGCCGCGCGACTGTGTTCGCGGGCGAGATCGCCGCTGAGCTGACGAGGTTTCCGACGATCCCAACCGGCAAGAAGCTGAAACGTTACGACACGCTGCGCCGGATGCAGAAGCAGAATGGAAACCTGCTCGCGCAACTCGCTACGAAGATGCGCCTTGCTCAGCAGTCCAGATACGGCGCAAGGGGGGCTGAGACTGCGGCTCGCAGAGGCGAAGGCGTGCGCAAACCGTGGGCAAGCGGCGAGTAAAGCTCTCGCGCGGCGAGAGAAATTGCCGATGGATCGAGGACTTCTGCCGCATACCCGAGGGCAAGTTCGTCGGTCGGCCCGTGAAGCTGCGGCCATGGCAGCGCGGGATCATTTGCGGGATCTACGACTCGCCGACGAGGCGCGCGGTGATCAGTTTCGGCCGCAAGAACGCGAAGACGACCCTATCGGCGTTTCTGCTGCTGCTGCACCTGTGCGGACCAGAGTCGCGCGCGAACAGCCAGTTGTTCTCGGCCGCGCAGTCCCGCGATCAGGCGGCGGTCTTGTTCGCCCTGGCCGCGAAGGTTGTGCGGATGTCGCCGGACCTCGCCGCAAGCGTAGTGATCCGCGATACGGCAAAGCAACTCGCCTGCATGGAGCTCGGGACGCTCTATCGGGCGCTGTCGGCGGAGGCATCAACGGCGCACGGCCTCTCGCCGGCGTTCGTCGTGCATGACGAGCTCGGCCAGGTACGCGGGCCGCGCTCCGAGCTCTACGAGGCGCTCGAAACCGCAGCCGGCGCGCAGGAGGAGCCGCTCTCCATAGTCATCAGCACGCAGGCGCCTGACGACAGCGACCTGCTGTCGATCCTGATCGATGATGCAAAGAGCGGAGCCGATCCGCGGGTGAAGCTGTTCCTGTACAGCGCGCCCGACACGCTGGACCCGTTCTCGGAAGAGGCGATCCGCGCGGCAAACCCGGCGTTCGGTGACTTTTTGAATGCGACCGAAGTGCTCGCACAGGCTGAGAGCGCGAGGCGCATGCCCGCGCGTGAGAACGCTTACCGGAACCTGATCCTGAACCAGCGTGTCAGGGAGCACTCGGCGTTCATTGCCCGAGCGGTGTGGGAGGCCTGCGGCGGCGCACCGGATTCGGATCTGCTGCTGACGGGCCGAGTATGGGTCGGGCTGGACCTGTCGGCGCGAAACGATCTCACGGCGCTCGTGAAGGTTGCACAGGACGCCGATCGCGTCTGGCACGTCTTTCCGGAGTTCTTCGCGCCGGCGATCGGTCTGGCTGAGCGAGCTGCGCGGGACCGTACGCCGTATGACCTCTGGTCGCGCGATGGGTTGCTCATGGCGACGCCTGGCGCGTCCGTCGATTATCGAGTCATCGCCGAACGCCTCTGCGAAATCTGTGATGACTACGACGTAGCCGGCATCGCCTTCGACCGTTGGCGCATCGATGTATTGCAGCGAGAACTGAAGGATTTCGGCCGCGAACTGCCGATGACGCCGTTCGGCCAGGGCTTCAAAGACATGAGCCCGGCAATCGATGTGCTCGAATCGGAATTGCTGCAAGGCCGCGTGCGGCATGGTGGCCATTTGGTGCTCACCAACAATGCGGCGAACTGCGTAGTCGCGCGCGACCCGGCCGGGAATCGAAAACTCGATAAGGCGAAGGCGACGGGCCGCATTGACGGGATGGTCGCGCTTCTGATGGCCATCGGACCAGCGTCCGCCGCCGCGAAACCGTTCGAATTTACGGAGCTGACAGTCGTATGACACAGATCACAGGCGGGACACCGGCGCTGCTCGAGGACCCGCGGCGCGGCTTCAGGCATCTCGGGGAGTTCGCGCACGCGCTCGCACAGGCGGCGCGCGAACCGGGCGCGCGACTGGACGATCGTCTCGGGGTCATTGCCGCCGCTCCGACGGTGTACGCGGACGAGTCCGCCGGCTCGGACGGCGGTTTTGCCGTTCCGCCGACCTTCGCCGAGGAGATCTTCCTAGCCCTCCTCGCCGCCGATACGCTGCTACCGCTCTGTGATCAGCAGATCACAAGCCGCAATGGCATGGTCTACCCGGTCGACCAGGCGACGCCGTGGGGCTCTGCCGGCGTCGTCGCCTATTGGCAGGCCGAGGCCGCCGCGGCGACGCAGGTGAAGCCGAACGTGCAGGGCCTCACGATGAGGCTCGCGAAACTGTTCGCCCTGGTGCCGATGTCTGACGAGCTGCTGACGGACAGCGAGGCGCTCGCGAGTTACCTGCCGGCCAAGTGTGGCCAGGCGATCAGCTGGAAGCTCAATCAGGCGATCGTGCAGGGCACCGGGGCGGGCCAAGCCGCCGGGCTCATGAACTGTCCCGCCCTGGTCGTGCAGGCGAAGGACGGCGCCCAGGCGACGCAGACGCTCTCGATCACGAACTGCTCGAACATGCTGACGCGCCTGCCGCCGGGCTCGCACGGTCGCGCGGTGTACCTTGCGAATACGACCGTGCTCGGGGCCATGACGAGCCTCGGAACAACGGGCTCCGGCTACGGCATGGAGTGGAGTTCTGACTACGTTCCGGGGACGCGCATTCCGATGGTGGGGCGACTCCTGGGCCGCCCGGTCATACCGACGAGTCACACGGCGCTTTTCTCCGCGCAGGGCGACCTCGTGCTCGCGGATCTTGCGTACTACCGCGTGCTGACGAAGCCGCGGCAGATGGAGACGGCGCTCTCGCTGCATATGTACTTCGATGCGGCGGCCGCGGCTTACCGGGCGATCTTCCGGATCGACG